GCTACGTATGGTGAGACGCTTGAGGACGCTGATATTGACCCGGAAACAGGTAACCCCTATAACTGGGACTTAATGGCCCTTGAGGAGCTTATAGACGCTCTACAGTATCAGATTAAACAAAACCTTCTATTAGAGGATGAACTAGTACAAGCAAATGGGATCATCCATGAACTAGAAGCCGACCTTGATGGTTGTGACGATAAAGTAAGGGAAATGCTGTATAATTCTGGCGAAAGATGGGAAACTTGATAATCAAATTAACTTACCCTACAAAGTAGTTAATACATCTTATTGCTAGAAGACTATCATTCGTGGAAAATGGGAATTTGCCAGCACCTCACAGGCATTTTCCCTTTTTCATTTTTACCAATAGTTACCTGTATCTAATTAGAGACTTCCGTTATATAATATGCACGTTGAGAGGGGTAACCCCTCAACACACCTCCACAAGATGTGTCATTCCTCTCCTTTCTTTCAGTCATACTCCTTCATATTTATTTCCTCCCTCCCTTTGAGAGTCACTTGTAAAAAAGTGGCTCTTTTTCTTTTTACATAATTGAATTATAATATGCTCGCTTTTAAATTTAGGAGGTGTGACTGTGGAAAAATGCCGACACTGTAAAGTCGGTACGATGATGAAGACAGATCAAAGTTCATATACGATGTGTAATGAATGTGGCGCAATGAGATTCTTATATAAACCACAAGATTACCAAGCACGATTCCACGCTGACCCTGCCAAGTATCGTGCCTTTTTTGGTGGATATGGTTCTGGTAAAACTAAAACATCAGTTATGGAAGTAATCAAGCATGTTCTTCAAACTCCTGGGGGAGCTACCCTTATGGGTGCTCAAACAGTTCCTCAGCTAGAACAAACGAACATGAAAGAATTTCTTGAGTCCTTCCCAAGACCTTTAATCAAGGCTTACCATAAACAGAAAATGTATGTGGACGTGACAAATGGACACAGGGTACTATTTAGGACACTGGATGATGAAACGAAAATTCGTTCCCTCAATTTAACAGCCTTTCATATAGAGGAAGCCAGTACAGTTCCCGAAAGTATCTTTGTACAGCTGCAAACTCGTCTTCGTTCCGATGCTACAAAACATCATAAAGGAATACTATCATCAAACCCCGATGTTAACTGGATAAGAAGCCAATTTCTTCTTAAGTCAAAAAATATCTTAGGTGCTACTCAGAAATACTTCATTGACCCTTCTGAAATAAACCCTTCATTTTCAACCCATATAGCAGCAACACATTTGAATAAGTTCCTCCCTCCTGACTTCTTCGAGGTCACAGCGATGGGTAAACCGGATTGGTGGGTTAAACGATACCTTGAAGGTTCATTCGATTACTCCGAGGGCATGGTTTATCCTATGCTATCTCAAAACATAATCGAACCTTTTGATATTATCGACAAGATAAAATCTGAGGGTTGGGAAGTTTTTGTCGGAGCCGATTTTGGACTACGTGATCCCACTGTTTTCCTCATGGCTGCCATCGACCCTAAGACTGGAACGGTTTATATATTTGACGAACATTACGAAGCTGGCAAACCTGTTTCACATCATGCAGATATCATGAACGAAATGATGAAGCCAATCCCTCAAGGCTTATTACGACAGCCTATAGGTGACCCCTCCGGAAATGCTCGCTCCAAAAACGATATGCGCTCCCTTTTCTCCCACTATGCCGAATATGGAATACACTTCAAGCCAGGTATGAACAGGATTGAGGACGGTATTCATAAGGTTTACTCTTACTTCGCTCATGACAAAATCAAGATATTTAATAACTGTACTAACCTTATTAAAGAAGGTGTGGAGTACAAATATAAACTTCAAGAACTTGACGACAAGAAAAATGCCGACGAGAAGCCGGTTGGTAAAAATGACCACGCAATGGATACCCTCCGTTACATTATCCAAGAACTCCCCGACGACCCAAGTAAACTTATCAATCAATCATTCAATCCAAAGGACATAATCACTGGTGGAAACAAGAGTCTTATTCATCATGCTTTTGACGAGGAAGAAGATGTTTTCAGCACTGATTGGTATTACAACTACTAGGAGGAATTAATTTGGAAAATACGATTGCTCAATTACAAAACAAACTAGAGGAATTAAACACTGAGTTATTCCATGTTAAACGAGCAAATTCTAAATTGAAAAATGAGGTAAGGTCATTACGCCGAGAAAAAGAAAAGAAGCTGCGTGAAGAACGCAAAGGTCAAAAACAGCATTTCAGAAACAATAAACGAGGTTCAAAATTTCAAGGCTAGGAGTGAAAACATGACAATTATCTTAGGTGTATTAGTTGGCTTTGGAGCAGGTCTTTTAGTTAAAGGACAATTCAACATCAACATTAATCACAAAGAAGTTAAAGCAGATCATCAAGAAATCATTTACAACGAATCAATGGCCGACGAACTAGACCCGGCAATTCGCAGTTACTATGACAACAATAACGGACTAAATAAATTCTAAGAGGTGAACTAAATTGGCAGTAGCAATTAAGAAAACAGGTAACAAGCAAGTAGACAGCATAATGGAACGATTTAAGCAAGCAAGAGACAAGAGACAAAGTGATCGTGACGAAATCTGGAAAGAGCTAGACGCATTTGACAGAGGAGAACAATGGAACATGAAAGGTGACGCTCCTAGTTGGACTCCTAAACCAGTAACAAACTACATTCACTTAGTTAAGTACACTAAAAGAGCTGCCCTGGCTATGGAAAACCCAACAGGTAAATTAAGACCTCAATCCCCTGTGGATGTGGATATGATCGAACAGCTACAAAAGGTATATCAATTTGAATGGGAAAAAGTAGGCTTAAGAAAATATATTCGTGAAGCAATCGAAACATCAAAGCTTTTAGGTACTGCAATCACTCAGTTAGCATGGGATGAAAATTTCATCGGTGGTGGTACTAACACTAAGTATGAGGGGCGCATTGTTGCTCGTTCGATTGACCCGGCTAGTTTCTACCCTGACCCAACAGCATTTAGTTTAGAAGACGCTCGTTATATTCATATTGCTGAAAGAAAAACTCTTGATTGGATAAAGAGCGTACCAACCTTTGCAGCTAAACACGAGGAAGTTAAAAATGCTCAACGCAACAATGATGGTAGTAACTATCGTGGTGAGATTTATGAGCGTGAATATAACATCGGACAGAACAAAGATGTTGTAGATTTCCATTCTCATTATGAAAAAACTCCTAATGGTGAAGGTGGCTTTAACTACTCAGTTACCTATATTGCCGGAGGAATACACCTTCATACAATCGAGCAGATTAAACCAAATCGCTATCCTTTCGTAGTGCTGCATGACTTTGCTCAACGACAATCCTTCTGGGCGAAATCGACTTGTGAATTTATTTTAGATAATCAAAAGCTTATCAATAAAATCGAGTCAATTATCGCTACCATCGGTTTACTCCTACAAAACCCTCAAAAAATCGTTTCTAAAGAATCTGGAATTAACCCTCGTGAAGTTGCTAAGTACGGTAATGCTCATGGTCATGTATTCGTGGCAAATGGACAACCATCATTAGCAATGACTTGGCAGAACCCTCCTGCTATCCCTCAATCCCTTTTTAATCTCCTTGAAAATGCTCGTGCAAATATCAGAGAAATTACAGGACTTTCAGAATCTTACATGGGTCAGTCTGTTGGATCACTTCAAACTTCCAGTGGTGTTGACAGCTTAATCGAGCGTTCTACCCTTCGTGATAGAGACCAAATGTATGATGTTGAAATATATGTTGAGGAATTATCAAGACTTCTATTAGGTTTCATCACTGAATTTTACACCGATGAAAGAGTAATCAGAATTGATAAGCCGGAGCAGAAAAACCCTCAAGACCGTATGGAATTTATCTCTTTCGTAGGTCAAGACTTTGCTGAATTAGATTTCGACTTTGAGATTAATGTTTCAGCACAGGCCCCTATCTCACGTATGAGAGAACAAAAAGAAGCAGAAAAACTTCTTACAATCCAAGGACAGTATGACTTCAAGCCTGCTGTTATCACTCCTCAAGAGTATATCAAAATGTCTGAATTTGTTGATAGTGACTCAATCATTAAGCGAATGG